TCGCAGAAGCTTTAAGAGTCTGCAAGGACTCGTCATTGATGTCTGTGATATTTTCTATTTTCATAGCTTCCACCTTTCGAATACTTACATTTGTTTTAGTATTTTGGGAAATTTTTTCTTCATTTTCTTCGGCAACTTCGGCTTCAATTTGTGTATCTTCCGAGGCTACGAGAACGCCTTTTACATCGGCCGCTGGATTTTCAGTCAGGCCAATTCCTAACGGAACTACTTTATTTACTACTTTTCTGTAAACAAATGAACCATCTTCAAGTTTACCCTCGCCGCCGAAGCCTCTTAATTTGCCCTCATGAGCTTCTACTTCCTGCGGGTCAGAAATAACCCTAGCATTTTCGATATTTTTCTCATCAGCTTCAAGAACGACAATATTGTATTCATTAAAGCCGAGTTCCCAGCTAGCGCTAATATTCATGTAGTCTTCACTAGTAGGATCGCTGGCGTTTTCAATTTTATTAGCTAGATCTTGGTCTGTGATCTTCCAGATAATACCGCCAAGAGTTACGTTGAACGGGCTTTTCAAATCTTTAACTTCTTCTTCGGTTAAAGGTTTATCATCTCCGAAAGAAGAGAACCCTGCTGTGAGAATAGTGCCAATTACAGATTTACGATTATGTTCGATATTAACAGGCTTGTTAACAAAGTTTTTATGCATTGCTATAGCTGTCTCTGTGTCTACTACGTCACCGTTTTTGTTTACTCTGTTTGCAACGAAAGCGTTGAACGCAACTGGTAGCAAATCGTAATTAGCGTCTGTGTCTACGTTAGGCACAAACTTCTCCAAATCAACCATAGAAGCTAAAGCTAGATACTGATCTTTTTCTTCAGAAACTAGTGGCTTTATATGGGAACTAAAAATAGCTGTATACTTAGTTTTCATTTTAAATATCTCCGTCGGCTTTTCTATAAGAATCTTTGACTTTTCCTCCCCGTTTCATTTTTAAAAACATATTAACGCGAGCCATTGCCCATCCGCCACGACTCATACCGGGACGATGAGAAGAAGAAAATGCGCCTGCCCCTCTTCTATAAACTTTTTTAAGCTGGCCAAGAGTGACTTTCTTTTTACTCTTTGCGTTATGGTTTTTAACTTTTTCTTTTAAAGATTTAGTTACTTTCTCCGAAAAAGTAATAGAAGGACCGCCTTTGCCTGCGCTTCCCGGCTTGTTTTTAGAAGAACCTTTTTTTCTTTCGCTAGGTTTTGCAGGAGTTTGGGCGCCAGATTTTCTACCCGGCCTTTTAGCTGCATCAGATTCTTCTTTCCAAAACTCAATCTCTTCCAAGTCCATGACTTCTTCAAATTCTTCTAAAGTCATTTCATAAGCATACCCGCTGCTCATTTTCTTTTTCTTGGACTTATCCTTAGCTTTTTTCATCTGCTCTGGAGTAGGCGCGCCTTTTTCGCCTTTCTTCCTCATCTTTTCTCCAGATCCAGACTTAATTCTATCACGCTTCTTTTTGATGTTTTCCCAAAGACTAGCGTACTCTTCTTCAGCTTTAGACTCTCCGAGTTTTTTCATCAAAGCTTCATGACTCGGGCCGGGCATAAATACTGTATCGCCTCCCTCGTTATGACTGTGTACTTTATCAAATCCCATTTTTCTAGCCATCTGCATAGCTTGACCGGGATTATTAAAGCTATACTTTTTCATGTCATGCTTAGCTTCGGCTTCTTCGCAACTACAATTACCGCAGCCGCAATCATCATCTTCTGGCTCGTTAACTTCTTCTTCTATAAAAGCTAAAGCAGGATTAATAGTTAATAGTTCGTCGTGATCGAAAAAAGTTTGACCGTCCCATTCGTAATCTACTTCCGACCCCTGAACTCTTTTGCCAGCGCGCCATTGTTTACATGACCAATAACGAGCTTTGGTTTTTGGACCGGGATTATCGCAGTTATGACGAGCGCGAAAGCTTTTGCGCCTAGCAGGATCGTCACGTTTAATTTCCATATTAGGATCGCCGAAGTTAACTTTTACGACATTCCCTTTTTCATTTTTAACGTAAACAGAAAACTTCTTGGGCCCACCCGGCGTGCGGAAAGGCTTGTTTAAAGTCTTCTTTTCTTTAGCCTCGAGTATTTTATCTGTAAAATCAACAATCATATTTCTATATCTATTGAATTTTTAAATTCGTCTTTTGTTTCTAAATAAAATTGATCCACATCTTCAAAATCAATTTCATTTATATTGTATTCTTCGCATTCTATTTTTGCCAACGCTAAACATTCTTCACTTGGCTCGAAGTTATTAGCGACAGCATTTTTAAAATTTTTATAATCAGAGAATACATTTAAAAAGTTATTTATTCTGGCGGCGCAATAAGTTATATTATTACAATCTCTAGCGGCCGATTTAAATACTTTTATTAAAGTTTCTATCCCTACGCCTTTAACTTCTGTGGCTTTTGCTTCTAGATATTTTTTTACTTTTAGAGAATAATCTACGAATGGATCTTGAGGAGCTTCTTTTTTAGAAGAAGCAATCTCTAAAATAATATGTTTATTATCTGCCACTTAGTATATTTATACACGTAATTATGAGTTTTTAGAAAAAAACCCGCTCATAAAGAGCGGGCTGAATTTTCTAGTATTTGTATAGTGAGTCGGTGAAATACTTTAAGGTATTGAACAAATGAACTATATCTAATACTTCTACTTATTGCCTAACGTAAGCTTTTTATCGCCGCGACCTAGAGAAAGACCGGGGAAATCCCAGTCAAACTTAAAATACGGCAACTTAAAAGAGAGACCTTTCTTATCGCATTTGAAGTCGAAAGAGGCTGATACGTCCTTGCCAATACAGGCAGTTGGAAGCGGAGCCTTAACTCCAATAAATGGAATTGTAAGAGTTGGATCTGGCTTTACGCCAGCGCCAAACCATTTTTCCTTCTTCTCTTTGGCTTCTACCGGAACGGAGAAGACCACCAATGCGATCATGAATACTAATAGTTTTTTCATAATTTATTTAGTTTTCAGAAGTTCAATCTCTGCAGATTGATCTGAAATTGTTTTTAATGCGTCTCGAGTAAATTCTGGAACATGCTCCCAAGCTTTATCAATTTGAGGATGAGTCATTAACCTCTGGACAATATCTTGGGGAACCGAAGGAATGGAAATATTACTATTCGCTTTTGCTGTCTTGCACCCTGTTGCGAGACTTAGCAGCGCGAAAGGCACGATCAATTTCGTTTTGAGTATCTTTCCAATCATCCTTTATCTGTTCCTTCTTGTCTCTATTTATCTTATCTACTTTTTCCTCATAAGTCAAAGTTTTTTTATCTATTACTTTGAACAAAGAGCCAAGTATAGCTAAGATAGACTTGAGCCAAGACATTACTCTGCTGGCTTATCTTCTGCTGGCGCTGCGGCCTTTGCAGCTTCTGACGTAATCCCTTTTCTAAGGAAAATGGCCATTGCAGCAGCGAAAACTGCAGATATCGTTGTCTGAAGATCTACCTCTCCAGCGAAATATGCGCCGAGAGCCGTCAAAACCGCTGCACCAGCGGTAAAGTAAGTTTTTTTGCCTGAAAGTGCTTTCATACCAAAATCTATTACACAAAAATTAAGAAGCTCGTCCAGAAGTTACTTGATAAACTATAGAATAATTTACTCCCGAAAAAATAGTTTCAGAGTTCCTTAACCATAATAATGGGGGAGGGGTATCAGTGGTATCATTTTCAACCGCAGTCCCATTATTTAAAGCATACTTATCTGGAGTTTGCAAAACTCCTCCTAAAGTGAACTGCACCGCTTTACTTCTTTTATACCAGTTATTCCTATCCGCTGGATAGTTTATCCCTTCTATTTGGTTGATGCCAGTTACGCCAGTCAAAGTAATCTGGCTGACCACGCCAGTAGTAGTTCCATTTTCAAAAACTGGCTCTAAATCTGTTTGGAATATGCCAGTTTCGCTAGCTCTTACCAACCTGTCTCCAGTAACATGCACTTGAAAGTCGAAATTAAATCCGCCGGTATATCCCCCGGTTGAGGCTATTGAACTGTCGCCAACTAAAGTTTCGTCGAATAATATATTAGCGTCAGGTTTAGAGCCTCGATCTATTTGGATGCCTCCGGACTGAAGAGTTATTCCTGCTCCAGATTCGCCGCTATTAATAATTATTAAATTATCTTTTATAGTGGAGTCTACGGTGTTTAGAATAGTCTGAGTGCCAGTTACCGTCAGGTTATTGATTGTTACTAAGTCATGGAAAGTAGCATCGCCACTAAAAGTGGCTGGAGACACAAAAGTTTTTTCACCGGATATAGTTTGATCTAACTGAGAATCTACTAAATGCCCAGTCATACTTTCTAGCACTACTCCGGTTTGTACGATCTGTTTCCAAGCGCCAGTGACTTTTACAAATAAATTCTGCTCGTTAGCAGCGTCGCCCGTCGTTATAAGTATAGCGCCGTCAGCTGTGTCGTAAGGGAAAGTCCCGCTGGATCCAGTAGGCCCGGCGAATCTATCTCCAGCGTATCTTTTATAAGTAGACATTTTTAAGTATAACTTACTTCTATCTCATAATAAGCTCCGCCGTTTAAGAAATTAAAAACTGAATCAAAAACAATTTCTATTTTATTTTCTCCTGCTGGAAGCGCAAGCGTTTGTTGGTATGTATATGGGCTACGATAAGGCGGGCTATCTAAAGCATCAGATGTTATTGAATCATAATCATAAAAATGAGAATTAGCATTAGATATGCTAGGGTTGTATAAAGTGCCGTAATAGTTTGCGAAACTGTCGGGGACGTAAGGTGTTCCGTCAGCCTTGTGTATGTATTCCAGCCCGTGCCCGTGATGAAAGTTTGGCACGTTATATCTACCGCGAAAGTGGCTATAAGTTTTTGCTCTATTCTCTTTCCTTATAAGGTTATGGCCATTAGGATTAATTGCGCCTGAATATGTTGTTTTTTCAATAGCGGTCTTGCTGCTGCTATGGGTTAAATGGTCGCTATTAAGTCTTACCGTTTCTAAATCTAAATCCCCTCCCGTACCTTCGAACTTATATTGAAGCAGGTTACTGTTATGGAACGGACTTTTGTTAAATTTTAAGTTATCCATAGAAGAGATACTGTCAAAGGTTCTCTGAAATACTCTTACAGGCCCTTTTGCAAAATTTGTAAATTGCTCGAGATGATCTACGTTTAGATCATGACCATCTCCTAACATTTCTAGAATTTTTAAATTATAACGTGAATCACGTTGATATACGCCAGCGTTGGGGGAAGTAGCAAAAATCTCTGGCCGATTATTAACTATAATAGTACATGTCTGCCTGTCTCCATAAGCTAGATAATCCTCGCCTCCCATAAAGTTTTCAGGCATTCCGGGTATTAAATCTACGGTATTATCGTAATCTTCTTCCGCTTTTTGTTTGGAGAATTTTTGAATAGTGTTTGGATCGGCATCAGTATATAAGCTCCCGTCATCATCTGAACCCAATCCTCTTACTTTTATTATTATATTATTAGCTTGAGATAAGTTGATTCCTATGTCAACTTTAGCTGCTTGTCTATACAAATAATTTAAGCTTTTGGATGCAAAAGCCGTTGCGGCGGGCCCACCCGCATCGTCTTCTCCTGCGCTATAGCCATTGTATCCGTGCTCTATTAAGTTTCTTACGAGTTCATCGTCTGCGTTAAAATAAGGCACCATTTCTATCGTATCTTTTAAATAGTCTTCAGCTTGTTCTGGAATTAATGAATAGGTAGCATCAAAGTTCCAGTTGTATCCTTTATTTTCTATTTCAGAAAACTTTTGAGTCAAATCTTTTTCAAAATAACATTTAGCCGTTATTGTTTTGCAGTCTTCGCTTGCAGTAACTGTAACTGGATGCGTTTTATGCAAACCGGATTTTTTCATCCATACATAACTAAAATGTTTTTCCATTACGTGATGAGGATGTAGATAATTTCCTCCTTTTCCGCATGTTCTATTCCTAGTAGTTATTAATAACCTTTCTAGAGGGTTACATGGCGGTTCTCCAGTATCAGCATCTAATCCACTAGACGCTTTCCATTCGCCTACTGTAGATATTTTTGTTGATCCATCCTTGGTTTCAGGTAACACAAAGCGGACTTGAAAATCAGACGCTATCTGTTCTTTATACCTACTAATCATGAAAATAGGCCAATCAGAAAATATAGCATTATAATCCCATTGCACATAACCTGCGACACCTTCGAATTTAGGTCCGAATCTTATAAATAAAGTTTCTGCTGTTACATCGCCGTCATTCCAAGACGCAGTCAGGTCTCCTTTAATCAAATCAACAAAATTCTTTGTATATAATTTAGGATTATAAAAATTTTCATTGTCTCCGAGTTCAGAAAAAGTAAAAGCAGTATCTGCTTCTACATCAGCGTCTGCTGCTATCGCATCAATATGTATCCCGGGATTATAAACCGTAGACGTACTGATCTCGTTTGCTAAAAAATAAGGGTTAAAATTTGTATTTATAGCTTCTCCCAAAAAATACTCACTATTGCCATCATCATCTTCTTGTAAAAAAAATGCATTTTCAACAGAGAAGCAAGAGACCTCTTCTAAAGGCGCTAAGGGAGACTTCCAAAAAGCTGTTGGGAATGGTTGCATTATTGATAATTATATCCAGTTACATAACTCGTAAATATTCCGGTATTTATAGCTACAAAAGTATATACGTTGGTCTTGTAAGGAGCAACTTGCGGAGAAGTATTATTCCCAGCGGAGTCCGCAGGCATTCTTACTCTATTAGGAGAGCCAAATGAAAATGTGCAATTTTGAGCAGACGAAGTATTATTTTTAATATACACAGTTAAAGTTTGCCCATCTTTTACATTAGAGAACGTATAATTATTAGCACAGTTATCATCATACTGAATATTACCAACGCTCCAGTTAACAGTGCTTCCAGCCTCTTTTACTTGATGATATGACACTCCCGCGCTTATCTCAACGTTACCCGCTACCGCTAACCCAGAACCGCCGCTAACTACTAAGTTTCCAGTTATAGTTTGGCTAGCGTCATACTTATTCATCATTAACCCAGAGTCAATATTTTGGAACCCAGAGCTTTGCATTTGAGTATGTAGAACCGCCGCATTATGCAATGTGTCGCCAGTATTAAATATTTTTGTTTCTAGAGTATTACCAGTATTAAATACCTTCGTTTCTAAAGTATTCCCAGTATTGAATATTTGTGCTTCTAAATTGTTACCTGTGGCAATTAGATTAGCCTCTATTGCTTCAGCATTACTATACGTGATAATATTTCCTCCGACTGACACATTATCTACAGCAGCGACGGGATTTCTAACTGCAAATAAATTATAAGATAAAGTCCTAGGAGAAGCTTGAGGGATTCTTAAGAATAAACTTTCTCCTTCTTTAACAGCTCCTGAAGCTAGGACATTATTTTCTTGATAATGTCCAGAGAATAATCCTACATTTCCATCTGAATTTAATCCTGTGGAAATACCAAAAAATCTATTAGAAGCTCCGGATAAAAAGTTGAATCTATAAGTAGTTCCTCTGTCTAAATACAAAGTTGGATTGTTGGCGCCGCCTCCATGATTTATTGTCAGCCCGGTATAAGCTTCTCCCGAATGCAGAGGGGGAGTTTCCCCGATTTGTAATTGTCCGCCTACTATAGCTACATTATATTCTGCGGTATAATCTGAGTATTCTCCAGAGTAAACTTGACCGGTAGTTACCATTTGTCCGCTTAAGAGTCCTACTTCTATACCCGTATTATGCAAAGCCCCACTTATCTCGTTCGAGTATCCAGATAAAGCCCCTCCGCTTTTAATTATAGTGCCAGTTATTTCTTGACCACTTGCAGTCAAGGCTCCGCTTATCTCATTCGAATACCCGGAAAGATGTCCTCCGGTAGATATCAGCCTAGTAGATAACTGAGCATTATCAAGAGCGTCAATCTGGGTCTGGAGAGTCACTCCTGTAGTTTTAAGATTATTTGTGTTACTAGTTATATTAGTTGTATTAGTGCTAATATTAGAAGTATTTGAACTTATCGAATTTGTTAAAGTTGTTCCAGTCGTAATTAAATTCGCTACTATAGTGTCTCCTGTGCTGGCTATGTCATCGATGTGAGATTGACCACTATTAATTAAAGCGTCAGTAATATGTCCAGAGCTAACTGTGCCTAAAAAATCTCCCGTGCTATGAAATTGAATATTTTGCGAAGTAGGATGCACAAAAACTATATCCCCAAGATTACTAGAGAAACTACCCGGGGTGTCGGTCAATCCAAGAAATGTATCAGAAGAAGTTCCTGCTGTTATACCAGAAAACTTAACGCCGTTTTCATGCTCGTTAATTACTAAAGCGTAACCCTGTGTTCCATAAATAAATTGCGGATTTCCGTCAACGCCAGTATTAACGTCTAGTAATCCTGTTAATGTATTTACGCTATCACCGAATTTAGCATCTAAATGTCCCGAGTGAGTTATGTCGAGAAGTATTGGAGTGCTAACTGTACCTGTAGTGCTAGCATAAACTACTTTCCCGCTGACATCTTCCATGAATCCGCTTAGATAAAGACCAGTGCTCTTTAAGTTTCCGCTTATATCATTTGAGTAGCCCGATAAAACAATTCCAGTTTGAATTAAATCGCCGCTTAATAAATTTCTTTTCGTGTCTAAAGCATTCCCAGAAGAAATAAGAGAGCCGCTGAGCAAATTTCTTTTAGCGTCTAGAGCGTTTCCAGTAGCTATAAGGTTTGTGTTGGCGCTACTAGATACTGACTGCCAAGACACATTCCCAGCTCCATCAGTAGTTAAAGATTGGTTAGCGGCACCGTCTACTGTTGGAAATGTAAACTCGTCGCTAAAAGTTACTTTTTCATTAAGCTTGATCTCGGAAACTCCAGCTACTTGCTGCTTTAGCTCTACGATAGGAGTAGTATCCATTTGTAAAAGTGTTCCTGAATCTGCGAAAAATAATATATCTCCTTGATTTGCTATTACGCCACTTGTGCCAGATTCGGAGCCTTTTATAAACCAATTCCCAGAGCCTTTATGATTACTTAATTGTCCAGTTGAAGAAATACCTACAGATACAGAGTTGCCGTCACTATTTCTTGCTAATATTTCTGTAGTAGTAGCTCCTGTGAAAGTATTCTTAACAGATATTGAAGAAGTAGCAATGTCTTCAAGATATAATCGTTTGCCATAAATGCCGCTCCATCTATTATCAACATTTGCTTTACCTAAATTAACATATCCAGCAGAAGGATGAACATAGCCGGGGCTTGAGGTGCCGCCTTCCTCTATTAAAAATCCAGTATCTAAAGCTCTCCCAACCCCATCGATTTCACCAGTCCATTTTGCTAAATAATTTACTACTCCCGTACCCGTAGGAAAAACTCCTGTTTCAGTTTTGTATACCGTCTTGCCGCTAATGTCAGCTATCCACCCGCTTAAATTAGCACCGGTATTCATTACGTTCCCACTAACATTGTTAATATAACCTGATAAAACATGACCTGTTTGAATCAAGTTTGTGCTTGTTCCTTCTAGAGATGTAATAAAACTTCCCGTATCTGCTTTTAAAGCAAAAGTTCCTGTGTCAATTAAAACACCGCTCTGATATATATCTCCACTAACGTCTATTCTTTCTGTAATAACAGTTCCAGTTGGAGCTCCAGACAGAACAAATCTAGACTGTTCGATAGATAACTGATGAGACAAAGATTCGTCGCTAAAGCCAGTATAAAATCTGAGTTTTGGGACAGAGCCTCCGACTTGGTACAAGTTGACGCCAGATTCTGTTCTGAGTTTTAAAAACGTGTTTGCATCTATAGCAAGATTTTCTCCTGCCGAATTTATAAATATATTACTGTTGGCAAATTGGATTTTTTCGCCAGTAGCCATAGTAACAGTCCCACTTATAGTTCCTCCTGTTTTTTTATCTAAAAATGTACCTGTTCCAAGATTTAAATCTTTTGAGAAAGTTAGGGTATTGCCTCCGGGGGCACCAACTAAAAACATATCCCCTGTAATTCCGCTTGGAGTATCTACTAGGCCGCTAAAATTATTATTTGTGCTGGCTATGGCAGACGCCATATCTTTAACCGTAGCACTTCTACTGACTCCAGAATTAGCTACTACGACTAGGGCTCCTGTTGGTACTGGAGAAATCCCTGAAAGTTGAGATATTTTTTTATTTGCCATTCCTTATTCCTTTTATATTATACACTTTTTAATACAGGCGAACATCATTGCTTACTAGTAAATCCTCAGATTCTTCTAATTGTAAGTAGAATCTATCTACGTCATACGCTACTCCGTCAAAGTTTATTCCGCTCGAATTTTCAAGAAGGTGAAAATCTTCTATTGCCCTATCTCCTAAAAGACCGCTTATAAAAAATCCTTTAGTTAAATTGTCTGGATCTAACTCCGTACTAAAGATAGCCGAAAACTGTTTACTGCTACCTATAGATGTGTCATAATTAAAAGAGTCAAGCTTGGCTTTATTAAAAGAATATTTTATTAACGGCTCTGTACCAGTCAACCCTAAGACTCCTGCGTGTCTAGGAGAATCCGTCGATACAGCAGAGCATTCTTGAGATCGGTTTAAATTTACAGTAAAGTTATAATCTTGATTTAATTGTACTAAGTCTATTAAAGAGCCCGAGCTCATTTTTTCGACTACGCCATTTATACCTATTTGCACAGGTATTGTATAGTTTAACTTTCTGCTTATTGGGAACTTGTATCCCAAGCTAGTCTGAGCTTCTCTAGGGAGGTCAAAATTTATACTATAAGACTCTAAATGAAGATTATTGAAATCTATACCTAGTCCAGAAAAAGAATCTACCGAAAAGTCTATATCTCCGGGTCTAATTACTGATATAGGATTCCTTGCTTTTATTTTCGGAATGACGCACTCTACACCGCTTATTTGCGTCCCACTTTTTGTTTCTATAGTTGGAGTTGCAAAACCGCTACCGCTTGTATAGAACATTACATTTTCTGATACATAAGAAATATCGACTCTAGGAAAGTCTCCTATGGAAGCTTCTGTAGAATAAGAAGTCATGTAACAGTTGCCAAAAGCAATTACGTTATGCCCGCTACTTTTCATGTCTACTATATCTTCATGAGGGTTATGGTAGGGAGGGTCTCCTATATTAACAGAAGTAGGAGGTATTAAGCCATTTGTATCTCTCACTTCTAAGCTTGTCAGCGAGTCGTTATTTGTTTGATTTAAATCCTCTTTATCTGAGCGTACGACTAAATAAAAGTTTTTCTTATCTTTAAAGCCATCTTTTGTTTCGTCATCTTCTGCGAATCCAGAAATTAAAGATTGTCCGGTGTTATTAGAAAAGAGCGGAGCGCCTTCGTAAGGATGTTCAAATCTAGGATGATTGACATATAAGCCCATCTTAGCTTCGTTTGAAACGTCTGAAACTAGATAAGAAAATGAAAAACTTACTTCGGGAGGATTTATAATTGGTCTATCTACTACAGACCGTGTGTTTAATTGAGCTACTTGATGATGAGGAATACTAATATCGTAAGACAGCGCCTGAACTCTATCTAACTGTTTAATTAAATTATCATTTATAACAGTATCGGAATAATCATTATGAGAATCCCCTCCCACATAATTTAAAAAATTATTGCCAGACGGTCCTACGAAAAGTCCTTCGACATTGTAAATAATTCTTGACATTATTCTTCATCATATTTACTGCAATACAATATACCCGCCAAGAAATCATCTACTTGATGTTCGTAAGCTATGGACTGAATTTCTTTGACTCTTTCGTCGTTTCTATCAACTGGCTCAGCTGCATATCTTCCAGCTTTAGCTAACCAATTCTCCGGGTCCTCATTATGAATTACTATATTGGAAATTTGTTGAGCAATTTCTTTTTGAGTCTTGTTCAATCGTTTACGATTATGTAATTGTCTTAAAGATGCTTCAACTTCCGAATTTAGCTTATCTGCTAAATTTAAATTGTCTCTGACTTTAGTTAAGCTGAACCTAGTCTGTTTCTCTGCTTTTAATCCTATAGGATTTTTGGTGTCAGTGTCTTTTGGTCTTCCCGTACCTTCTGGCCTGCCTTTTTGTTGCGGGACAGGCTTAGCTTTTTGCGCAGGGATTTCTTTAGGAGGTTTATTCCCTAGTACTGGCTCGTACAAACCATTATCTTTTAGCTCTCTAAACTTCTCTTGAGATTCTATAGATTCTTCGGTAGTCGGCATGCGGCCAGACTCTATAGCTTGAACGCCTTCTTCTGGGGTTAAAACCCCTAGTTCAACAAGCCTAGTATATACTCTAGCGTAAATAGAATTGTCTCTGAGATCTAAATCTTCAAAATTTGGAGTAGGGTAATTTTTAAAACCCATCTCCTTGGAGATTCTTTTAATTTCTGGCATTAAGAAATCATTAATGAATACTTTTCTTCCTTCATTAAGTCTTTCCATAAACACTTGGACTTTAATACTTGAATTAGCAAACTTCTCATCACTAAGGAGAATATTATTCAGGCCCATTTGAATATCGTGGTTGCATACTTCATATTTTTTAGGATCAAGTATTCCTGCGATATCAGGGATGACAAACTTTGCTTGAGTAGTATAATCAGAAATAAGAACACGCCCTACAGACTCATTTTCGAATAGCTTCTGCATAGCCAAAAGGTTCTTTTGGTTTACTCCACCTTTTTCCGGCTCTGCTCCCATAGTAACAAGAAGAATAGATTGATTCGTGGTTCTAGTAAGAGCCATGTCCATCTTCTTCATTTCTTGTTTCCAGTTAATATCTTCTAAGACAGGATAGCCCATCGGCACTGCGAAAGGCTCGTAATCTTGCTTTTTGTAAAAGACTGCGGTAATTTTATCTAGCGGCAAAGGAATACTGACAGCGTTATACCCCGGCTTTTTATTTCCTTCTCCTTTAATCTTCTTAATAGTTTCGGGATCGAAACTTTCTAAAACCTGACGGTCTTCTTCTGTCCTTGGATGCCTTAATCTCTCTAATTCATAATCAGTAAGAACTTTTTTGAATTCTCCTGTAGCGAAAGTAATATTTCCTGAGATTTGGATATCAGCAGGATTGAGGATAATGTATCTAGCTGGGAGTTTGAAAGAAGCATTTGAACTTAATCCAAAAGTTTGAGTCATTCTAGTAACGTCGGACTGAGAAACGTTAGCGTCGAACCTATGGATAAAAACATTCCCAGACCTATAGTATTCTCTAAAGAACTTACTCTGCAGACTATTCATGTTTATCTTCTTACATAAAGCATCGAAGAACTCTCTAGCTTTTCTACTTCCACCAGTAAGATAGATATTACTCATAGAAAACTCTGTCATTAAGTCAATAGTATTTCTAAAAACTGAGAAGTTATAATAAGCTTTTTGACAAAGTACTATCGTATCTCTAATATCCAAGCTTGAATTATTAGTAACTCCTTGAGAATATCTAAATGGAATTATCCCGTCATCTATATTTCGATACCTATCGGTACGTTCAATAGATCCAGCTTTATTGCGCCGCGATCTAGTAGAAGCGGCAGTTTCAATAAAATCTCCGCCCGCCATTAGCGGTTCGTTAACGGTGTTTTCGTTCTTAACTTTTCTTTTAACTGCCATTTTAACTTTAAATTACACTTAATCGATCATCCTTGGAACAAAAGTCGTATTAACTTCTTCGACTTTTATATTCTTCATATCATTATAGGCTTTAACAGCCCAATTACCTAACATTAATGTTGTATAATTATCTTTTCTGGCACGATTGGCAGAAGTGCTTCTCCGGAGGTGTTGCGGAAGGTCAAACGTTTGAGTGCCTTTTGCGGTGGATTTAACCTCTACGAGAGCACATTGTTTCTTTGTTTGATAGATTAGGTCATCCTGAGTCTCAATCATTTCTCCTATATCGTTAAAGTGAGTCATTTTGAGAGGGACTTTAGCCGAAGATACTTTAGAGAAAAAACTACCGTATGCTCCTGTTCTGGATGCAAAAAATATTCTTTTATGATCTATACAAGATTGTAAATATTCGTTAGCGTTTCTTAAAAAATCAGAACTAAAAATTTGCTTGAAACAAACTATGTCGTCTTTCGGGCTGTAAGCTCTTTTGACTTTTTTAAGTTCCTTATCATATTCTATCCCTTGTTTTTCTGTGTTGAAATCAAAAAATTTAATTTCTAAGCCAGCCTCTCTGAAAACTTCAGATTCATTTGCACTGTCGATAAACTGATAACCTGCGTTATCTATAATTATCATTTTTATATTGAAGTTTTTATACAGATAAAATAAATACTTAATATGATCTTTTAAATCTCCTCCAGCTACTGCATAAGAATGAACTAAGGTGTACGATCCTTCATCTAGTTCGAGAAGCGACATCGCGAAATAATCAGAACTAGGACTATTACTGAAACTGGGGTCTATCCCAAGTATATACTCTTTCTCTGGATTTCCTGTCACTAAAGTATGAGGCGCCTCTCCGTCAGGCACAGTGCATTCATGCATTTTCTTTGCGCTAAAATAACTATCGCTACCATCTGTGAATTGCGCGCAATATTCCCGCTGGAAAGAGGAGTTAGATGAGCCTCCCGACTGAGCCTCTTC